CGAAAGTGTTCCACCGAAATTATTATATGATAGATCTTCTAGCAATTTTATATGACTCAAATGATTTTATTCCAAAACCATCACCACGTCTATATTCCGTAAATCTAACATCTTTACCATCTTGCTTCTCCCTCATCTTAATATAGCTGGAGATGCCTTGGTCGCTCACCATTAAGTTATACTTATCAAGTTTAACTACATAGTTGACTAACTCTTCAAATAAAGGATGGTGCTTTACATTTTCAAGTATAGAAAGAGTACGTATCGCATAGTAATCCTTCCCACTAATATCATCCTTTGAGAAGTCGTTGAATCTCTCTTGGTAGACTATCCTAAGTAGAGCTCTATATGTAGGATATATTCCACGAATTAAACCGTCCTTAACATAATCTGAGTGGTAAAGGTTCTGTAGATATACTACAAAGTCATCAGATATGTAGGATTTATCATCATTTACATCAAGTCCATATGAACGGAAATGATCTTTAAGACCTTCAGGATCGAAGGTTGCATATGCGCCGTCATCACCCTGAACTTGAGAATATATTAATTCTTCATTGAATGTTTTAGATATACCATACTGCACAACTGATCCTACTTCATTCGTGTAAGCTGAACCAGAAGGAATGCCATGGGGTCCACGATATATTTTATCAGGTGTGACCAAACCAATAGTATTAAACCTTTCTCCGTGCAACCTCAATTCTGGGTGATATTGATTTTGAAAGAGGCTTGGAAAATACACTTCGAAAGCATAATTCTGTAACTTTCGTTTAACTGAATTGTCAAAATTCGAAAAGTCTATGCTCACTAAACTTTTACCTTGACTACGAGCATGGTTGATGAGATCTGTGATGGCTGAATCGATATCGTCAGCGTTTCTTAAAGCCGCTCTCCAAGGCATATTCCTTTGGTAATCAAGAATGGGCCTATAAAACCTCATTTCATCAAGGACATTAGCCAGAGGGTATCCCCAAACAAGTCTGGTCTTATTATTCTCTTGAGTACGTGTAAAGGGTAC